TCTAAAAGCACTAATCTCGTTTCCTGCGTCAGATAGGTTGGTTTCCAGTGCATCCTGAAGGCCTTTTAAATCTTTGTACAAATTGTCCGAGTAACCCTCTGCGCTAAGTGAGCCTATTGTCACAGGAACTTCTTCAAATATAGAACTGTGTGCCACTGCTATCTCCTCAAAGTCCTCGTTACAGTGCAATATGCCATCTTTTGTATAAATATCTATATATTTAAGGCTATCATCAAAGTCATTTGTGTAAAAATGCAAAAATAAAAGGACTCGCCCTGTTACATTATCTGTAAAAGCAAATCCCTCGTTCGGTTTTATTATTTTTGTACAAAAATCCGCTGTTATCGAGTCTACGTAGTAAACCTCAAAAACCTTTGAAAATATTAGCATGTATTTCATCAAATCAGAATCATGCATTTCGTTAAAATGCGCTGTATAGTACTCTATGTTGTTAACTAATTTGTCATCTTTTTCTATAGCCTCATATGTTATTTTATTACCTACTGTGTATGCGGC